TTAAATTTACTTAAATTGGCACCCCATTGTTTTTTAAACAAGGCAGTTGTATATCTTTTTAGATATATGTCATTATAAACATCATTATAACTTTCTGGATCCAATTTTCTATAACACTCAATTACCAAATATTCGTCTGTTGTTAAATCATTTGTCCAGTCCATATCAATATATAATCTGTTATCGTGTTGATTAAAGCGAATTGGTTTTTCACCAACTAAAACATGGTCTAAGAAATCTAAATGTCTTAAAACTAAATCATAGTTAATAATTGAAGTAGATGAAAAATCGTATAAGTCATTTAATCTTAATTGATAACGAACATCAAATAGATTTAGATTACCTTTATCTGAAAATGGAAAAATATTAATTACTGAGATAACTGATTCTGGTACAACCAAAAAGTTATTGTCTTCGTACCATGTAGTTGATACTGAATTCTTTGTTGCTGTTTCTGAACTAGGATTAATAGCAGCCAAACGAGTCTTATCGGCTGAAGTCAACTTATATTTTAAGTATGTTCTTCTAATACCGTCATAATGATATTGTGCGAAATATTGTAATGCCTCGTCAATTCTGTCTTCTAGTTGGTCATCACTAGCATTGACTTCGATAACAGGCTTACCTAAATTTCGTAAGCAATATTGTTTTAATGTTTCTCTTGTTGTTGGAGTTGCCATTATTTAACCCTTATTTACCTTTTCAGGTATATTTATAATCTTATCCAAGAGCAACCGCCTGAGCAATAGCAAAGGCCGTAGATGCTTTAGAATCTAATTGTGTCTGAATATTTGAAGATACACCATTTAGATATTGGAATTCTGTATTTGAAATTGAGCCATCCGCTATTTTAGTTGCATTAATACCACTTGATAATTCACTATCACCAATATTTGTAATTGTGTTATTATCTGCATCAATGGTTTTATTTGTTAATGTATCTGTAGAACCTGCTAAGATATATGATTGTAAATCTGAGATATTAGATTCTGTAATCGTTATAGTATTTGATGCACTATTAATTGTTTTATTTGTAAGTGTATCAGTAGTGTCTTTTAATACAATTGTACCAGATGCGTTTGGTAAGTTAATTGTTCTATCTACTGTAGGGTCAACAACACCTAATACAGTTTCATATGCGTCTGCTGTTGAACCTTCAAAAGTAAATGAATTTGTAATTTCTATTGTTGTAGAATTGACAGTTGTGGTTGTACCGTTGACAGTTAAATTACCAGTAACTGTTGCATTACCACCAATTGTTACATTGTCTGGTAAACCAACTGTTATTGTACCTGAACTTTCACCAACTTCGATTTCGTTTGCTGTACCAGAGAAAGTGATTGTTCCACCTAAAGATGTAGCAGTAGATGTTGAACCATCTGTTACAGTAATACTAGAATTTGTTAAACTTGAATTACCAATATTTGATAGTGTGTTTGAAGAGCCATCAATTGTTTTGTTCGTTAGTGTTTGTGTATCACTTACACCAACAATGTCACCAGTTGGAGCTGATACAGTAGTAAATGCGTTTGTGCCGTCTGCTTTTAAAATACCTGCCGTAAATGTAACTGCACCAGTACCACCATCAACTACACCGATAAAATCGGCCGCTTGATATTCGGCAAGACCTGTTACATCACTGCCTGTGAATGTTGCTTTAATTGGTGTTTTTATTGTCATATTACGCTACCGCCAAAGTTGTTACATTTGAACCATCTGCTAATGTAAATGGTATATGTAGGCTACTTAATGCTTCTGCTAAAGTGCCTGAAGTTTGTAAATCAATATCTGAAGAACTGCCATCTGCCTTTAAAAAAGGCATAACAACAGACGAAACTGTTCCTACTGTAACGGTATCTGTTGAAGAATCTCCTGTTATTGAAATTAATCCGTTTTGTGCTAAAGTTAATGTATCAGTTGAACTATCAGCAGATACAACTGTTGAACCATCTGGCATTGCAATATTTTTAAATACATCATTCGCACCACTAGCTGAAATTGTTAGTGTATCACCAGATATAGATGTTGTAACACCTGAACCACCTGCAACTTTAAGTGTGTCTGTATTTAATGATAATTCTGTTGTTGTTGAACTATCATCTGAAATTGTCAATGTTGAGGCGGTTGAAATAGTTGTACTACCACCTAGTGATACTTCTGTTCCGTTAATTGTAATTGAAGAATTAGTTAAACTAGAATTACCAATATTTGATATTGTATTATTACTGCCATTAATAGTTTTGTTTGTTAAAGTATCTGTACTTGAAGCCGTAATATACGAACCTAAATCACTAACTTGTGATTCTGTAATAGATAAGGCAGCTTGATGCTGTGTTACCGAACTTTCTGTTATATTAGCGTCTGGAACATTTGCCCATGTAACATTAACTGATAAGTCGTTAGTTTCACTTGTTAAATAACTAGATAAATCTGGACCATTAATAGTAAGTGTATCTCCAGATAATGATGTGGTAATATTTGTGCCACCTGCAACTTTTAAAGTATCATTAGCTAAATCTAAAGTAGTTGTAGTTGAACTATCATCAGCAATTGTTAAATCCCCACTAGCAGATGAATTGATTGTTAATGTATCACCACTTAAAGATGTTGTTACATTTGAACCACCTGAAATTTTTAATGATTCACCTTTACTAATTGTTGTTGTTGTAGATGTATCGTCAACAATTGTTAATAAAGCACCTGAACTTTCGGCCAATTCTTTAATTGATATAACATCACCATTTGCTGGTGCTGTACCAAAAGTTAATGTACCAGATGATACTGTGAAATCTGTAGTTGGTCTTTGAAAAACACCATTAATGAATACTAAAAATTCTTCTTGTGCTTTTCCTGTTGTAACATTATAACCAACAGTTGAACCATCACCTGTATAAGCTCTTACAAGTGGATTATCATTGAAAGTATTTTCACCTTCAACTAATTCTTTAATTGTAATGGCATCACCATTGACTGGTGCTGTGCCAAAAGTTAAAGTTGTTCCTGATACTGTATAATCGGTAGTTGGTCGTTGGAAAACACCGTTGATGAATACTAAAACATTTTCAACATCTGCACCACTTGTTACTGTGTATGCAACAGTTGAACCGTCACCTGTATAACCTCTTACATCGCCTGATAAGGGAGATGAACTATCTCCTGAAGAAGTACCGCCAGCAATTTCTTTGATTGTGCCGTTATCATTAATATAAAACTTTTTGGCAGAGGTATCAATGGCCACTTCACCGTTAGCAATATCGCTAGTAGTTGGTGTAGTCGTTCCTCGTTTTAATTTTATCTGAGTCGCCATTAATAATATCCTCTAAGACGACTTAATTAAAATGTGCCGCCGTCAATAGCCGTTACTGTTACTGCACCACTTGTTACTGTAAAGTTATCTGAACTGAATGATGCAACACCTTTGTTTGATGTTGTTGCTAATTCACCAGCAATTGTTAATGTACTACCTGAAATAGTAGCATCAACTCCCTCGCCTCCGTTGATTGCAAAAGTTGAACCTAAATTAATTGCAACAGAAGTTGAACTGTCATCTGAGAAAGAAACAGTGTTGTTAGCTAACTGATTGTTTGCGATTGTTCCAACTAATGAACTTGTTGGATAATTTGTTGCGTCTGATAAATCAAATGCTGGAGTAGCATCTGTATCACCTAAGTTGAATGTGATACCGCCAATTCCAATTGTAGAATTACTTAACTTCGCATTTGCAATTGAACCGGCCAACATAGCATTTGTAATACCAAGAGCCTTAACCTGTAAAGCATCACTTGATACTTCGATAGAACTATCATCTACTGCAACATCTAATTGGTTACCTGTTTTAGTTAAGGCATCACCAGCACTAATCTGACCTGCGCCAGAGAATTGTGAGAATGTGATACTTGTTGAACCAAAAGTTGGTGTACCATTATGAGTTGCAACATAACCGTTATCTGCATTTGCCGAACCAGCTTCAACGAAGAAGAATGTTCCGCCTGTTAACTCAGCAGCTGTATCAGCATCTGGACTTCTAGTCAATACGAATGCTGTTGAACCGTCACCTACTGTCGTTACTTTATAGATACCGTTTTGAGTTGCTGTAGATTGGTCTTTAACAAGAATTCTGTCGTCAACACTTGGTGTTACGCCATCAATTGATAAAGCACCGTTTGAATCTGCTGTTAAAGTACCTGCACCATTATCGTATGTTGCTGATAAGTTTGCTGTTGTAGCAAGTTGACAAGATTCTTTAACATCTAAACCGTTTACAACACCATCAACATATGATTTGTTAGCTGCATCACCGTCAGCAGTTGGAGTTGCAACATTAATAATTTTACTGCTATTAACATCAACATCACCTGAACCGTTAGGGTCTAATATTAAATCGCCGTTAGCATCTGTTGTTGAAATTGTGTTACCATCAACTGTAATGTTATCTACATCTAAAGAAGTGATACCATTTAAGTCTGTTTGTGTAGCACCTAGTGATACACTATCAGAACCAATTGTGATAGATGAATTTGCTAAGTGAACATTATCTACTGAACCGTCCGTAATATGTTCTGAATCAATAGCGTCATCAGCAATCTTAGCACCAGTTATTGCATCACCAGCTATTTTTGCACTTGAAACAGAACCATCTACTAACTGAGAAGCGTTAATAGTTTTGTTTGTTAGTGTTTCTGTACCAGCTAATGTAGCAAAAGAACCGTCTTGTAATGCTGTATTAAATTCAGCAGTAGTACCAGTTAATGTACCTTCGCCTAAATCTAAAGTTAATGTGTTTGATGCACTATCAATAGTTTTGTTTGTTAATGTATCTGTTGAATCTTCTGTTACAACATTTGAATCTAAGTTGATTGAGATTGTATCACCAGAAGCCGCTGTAGTAATACCAGAACCACCTGTAATTTTAAGTGTGTCTGTTGCTAAACTAATTGTAGCCGCTGTTGAACTTTCATCA